GATCTGAGGACGGTAGATTCATTGGTACTAATGTATTGAATGAAGCATTCCTAGAAAGATTCCCTGTAACCTTTGAGCAAGAGTATCCATCTGCTGCTGTAGAGTATAAGATTCTAGGTGGTCTTGCTTCACAATTAGGTGTTACTGATACTGATTTCTGTAAGAAACTTACAGACTGGGCAGACATCATTCGTAAGACATTTTACGATGGTGGTATTGACGAGGTTATTTCTACTCGTAGATTGGTTCATATCGTTCGTGCTTACAGTATCTGGAATGATAAACTTAAGGCAATCAAGGTATGCTTAAATCGTTTCGATGATGAGACTAAGCAATCATTCCTTGAGTTATATGACAAGGTAGATGCTGATGTTGACATTCGTGAGGAGGAATGATCCTACAACCTTTTTCTCCTCTGGTATACAAAACAGATATATCAGGGGAGTTTCATCAATTTTTGCTAGATGCAGCAGATGACTCTAGGATTAATCCTGTTAATGTAGGATACTCATTAGCAGGAAATATTGATGAACAATTAGAGTTAAAAATAGATGGTCAGGCATTTGTAAAATTTGTCTATCCACATGTTCATGATTACATGAAAGAATGCCATGAACATAAAACAAAAATGTCAAACCTTACTGATGTTGATTCTCCACCACTCTTCCATCATATTGCATTTGATTTAGGTAGTGGTCCTTGGATCAATTTTCAGCGTAAAAATGAGTTCAATCCGATTCACAATCACAGTGGACAATTAAGTTCAGTAATCTTTATTGATATACCTGAAGTTATTCGGGAGGAAGCAAAGAATACTGTTAGCACTAATATGCCCTGTCCTGGTCAGTTGGAATTTATTCATGGTGAAGATGGTTTTGAATACTCTGGATCATTTAAAGTTGTTCCCAAAACAGGTGAACTTTATTTGTTTCCAGCAACTCTTAGACATACTGTCTATCCGTTTACTAGCGATGTAGAGAGGATTACTATGAGTTTTAATGTACACAACATTCAAAAAGGGTGATATAATGGTAAATGCATGGGCATTAGCCGCATCTATTATGGATGGAACATTTGATGAGGATTATCCTATTATGACTGGAATCGGAACACACTCTAATCAGAGTAGGTGGGAACAGGTTGAACTTGGAAATGTCACTATAGACATGAGCAACTGTCCACCAGAGATAGAAAAACCTCCTGTACATTACAAGTACAATGAGGAAAAGATCCTTGAGAAAATCAAGGATTATATTGGCAGAACATATAGTTCTCACTACTCATATAATGAGAGGGGTGTACAAACCCTAGATCTTATTGAAGCAGTGGGAGATGCAGCTGCATTTTGTCGTAGTAACATTCTTAAGTATGCATCACGCTATGATAAGAAAGGTACTACTAGACTTGACATTGAGAAGATTATACACTATGCTGTACTTCTATACCACTTTGAAGGATTAGACAAGGAACCTACTAATGGATATGAAACTTTCTGACAAAACAATTTCTCTCCTAGAGAATTTCTCCTCTATCAATCAATCTATCCTAGTTAAGAAGGGTTCTAAACTTCGCACTATTTCTGTGATGAAGAACATTCTTGCAGAGGCAGATATTGATGAGAATTTTGAGAGGGATTTCGGGATTTATGAACTCCCACAATTCCTTAATGGAATTAATCTCATGAATGATCCTGATCTGGATCTTAGAAATGAGACCTATATGATTATTCGTGACGGCAAGTCAACTAAGGTTAAGTTTGCCTTTGCGGATCCTGATTGTATCATATCACCACCAGAGAAAGGAGTTACACTTCCATCTAGAGATGTTTCATTTCAGTTAGATGGTATTCAGTTACAGAAACTTCTTAAAGCATCTTCTGTATATCAATTGCCAGATTTATCTGCGGTTGGAGATGGTAGAGAGGTTACTATGGTCGTTTCTGATCGTAAGAATGATAACTCTAATGAGTTTTCTCTTGTTGTTGGTAGGACAGATCAGGTATTTGAGTTCAACTTTAAGATAGAGAATATCAAATTGATTCCAGGTACATATGAGGTTACTATCTCTAAGAGTTTACTTTCTAAGTTTACAAATACAAATTATAGTTTAGATTACTTTATAGCATTGGAACCTGACTCTACTTATGAAGAATGATTTTCTCTGGGTCGAGAAATATAGACCCAAGACGATTGCTGATTGCATCCTTCCCGACAATATTAAGAAAACCTTTAGCGAATTCCTAAATACAGGCGAGATTCCTAATCTTCTCTTAACAGGTCCAGCAGGATGTGGTAAAACTACTGTTGCTCGTGCTCTATGTGAGCAGTTAGGATGTGATTACATTCTAATTAATGGTTCAGATGAAGGTAGGTTCCTAGACACAGTTAGAGGACAAGCAAAGAACTTTGCTTCTACTATGTCGTTGCTGCCATCCTCGAAGCACAAAGTCATTATCATTGATGAGGCAGACAACACAACACATGATGTTCAGTTGTTGTTGAGGAGTAACATTGAGGCATTCCACAAAAATTGCAGGTTCATCTTTACCTGTAATTATAAAAATAAAATCATCGAACCACTACACTCAAGGTGTTCTGTGGTTGAGTTCTCGATCAAAGGTAAGGAGAAGGCAGAGATACAGGTCTCGTTCTTCGAGAGGATTGTTAGGATTCTTGAAGGGGAAGGTATCGAATTTGATAAGAAAGTTCTCCTTAAACTCATTAACAAACATTTTCCAGATTGGAGGAGGGTTTTAAATGAGTTGCAAAGGTACTCAGTTGGTGGTACAATAGATGCAGCTATACTAGCAGAATTTTCTGATGTTAAGATTGAAGACCTCGTTAAAAAGATTAGGTCGAAAGATTTTTCTGGAGTCCGTAGCTGGGTCGTTCATAATTTGGACAATGATCCTGCTGTACTTTTGCGTCGCCTTTATGACAATCTTACTACATCCCTTGAAGGGCCTAGCATTGCTGCTGCTGTGCTCATTATTGCTAAGTATCAGTACCAAATGGCTTTCGTGGCTGACCAAGAAATAAATCTGTTAGCATGTTTAACCGAACTTATGGTGGAGTGTGAATTCAAATGACCTTATCAGACCAAGTTGAAGATTCTCTAAGAGAAGCACAGTCACATTTGCGTAATGCATTATCTTTTGCAGCAAGGACTGAGAAACCTTATATCAGTAAGCACATTGCTGATTACTTAGCAAGCATCGATAATCTTATTGATGTGTCTGGACATTTAGAAAAACTTGAAGAGATTATTAAAGAAAATGAGCAAGGCACTTAAAACTCCCCTTCGTTATCCTGGTGGTAAGTCTCGTGCTATCACTAAGATTGCTGAATATTTTCCAGATCTTAGTACCTATGGTGAGTATCGTGAACCTTTTGTAGGTGGTGGATCAGTAGCATTATATGTTACTAAGATGTACCCACATATAAATGTATGGGTAAATGATCTCTATAGACCACTTGCTATTTTCTGGCAACAGTTGCAGCATGATGGTGCAGCAATGCAGGATAAGTTATGGAGTATTAAAAACATGTATCCTGATAGGGATACTGCTAGAGAATTGTTTAAGCAATCTAAAGAGGATATTAATGATGAATCTAAAGATGACTTCTCTCGTGCCATTGCTTTTTATATTTGTAACAAGTGTTCCTTTAGTGGTCTTACTGAGTCTTCCTCGTTCTCCCCACAGGCATCCGAATCAAACTTCTCCTTTCGAGGAATCGAAAAACTTAGCGAGTATAGTAAGTTAATCGAGAACTGGACAATTACAAATCATTCTTATGAGAGAATGTTTATAAAGGATTGGGATAATAAAGGACACTTTATGTACCTTGATCCTCCTTATGATATTAAACAAAATCTATATGGTAAGAAGGGTAATATGCATAAAGGATTTGATCATGATGAATTTGCTAGAAGGTGTGATGATTATCCTACCAAACAATTGATATCATACAACAGCAGTCAGTTGGTTAAAGATCGCTTCAAAGATTGGAAACTTGCTGAATTTGATCATACATATACCATGAGATCTGTTGGTGATTATATGGGAGATCAACAGGATCGTAAAGAACTTCTAGTTTTAAATTATGAAAATATTAGGTCTGCATAGTGCTGTTACTTGGGAAGGTAACAATGTAAATGAGTTCTCTAGGATCCATGATTCTGGAGCAACTTTATTTGTGGATGGAAAACATATTAGAAGTATTGATGAGGCAAGATTAAGTAGAATAAAATATGATGGTACATGGCCATATAGATCAATAGATTATGTACTAGGAGATATTCCTAAAGAAGATATTGATATTGTAGTCTATGCTCCCAGTGCAGTTCATTTATGTAATAAGCATACTGCTGATGGAACAGTTGCTAGATTTATTAAAGAGCAATTTCCTAATGCAAAGCTATGGTATGTTAGTCATCATATGTGCCATGCTGCATCTACTGTTTATACATCACCATTTAATTCTGGAAGTTATTTGACATTAGATGGTATGGGTGCTGCCCAGTGGGATTTTGCAGCAGGAATGACTAAGGGATATGAAAATAATAGTATAGGATATTTTGATAAAGATAAAAGAATATTCACAAACCAAACTATGAAGTCTGGTGCAGGTGAAAATTCTTTTGGTGATTATTATATGAACATGGCAGTCATGACATATAATATGGCTAAAGCAATTAAACTAGAAGATAATAGATATCATTATAAAGACAAAAAAGATTATGATGATGTAGTAATGTTTAGTGCAGAAGGTAAGATCATGGGACTATCTGCATATGGTAAACCATCTGATAAAAATCCACCATATACATTCTCTGAAGATTTTCCATTAAAGACAATGGAGATTGACAAGTATGATTATGGTCCTTCATGGATTAACTTCCACAAATATGATCAAGTTTTTGATTATTTAAAAGGTTTATCTAAGGAAGATATTGCTTATTATATTCAGTATCATTATGAGGAAGCTATTGTTAAATGGATATCTCAATTAAGAAAAGAAAATTATCTTACAGAGGATGTTTGTTTTGCTGGTGGATGTTTCTTAAATGTTTGTGCTAATTCATTACTCAAGCAATGGTTTAATCGTATTTGGATACCTCCATTCACAAATGATTCAGGGGTTCATTTTGGTGCTGCAATTTATGGAACTTATAAGTGTAAAGAAACTATTGAGTTGCCACATAATATAGCATTGTTAGGAAAAGATTATGATGATTATGTACCTACAGAAGAGCATGAATACTTTGAGGATTTTGATCAGTTATGTGAGGTAGTTGCTAAAGCGATTGATGAGAATAAAATTGTTGGATGGTTTCAAGGAAGATCAGAACATGGTCCTCGTGCTTTAGGATCTAGATCAATCTTAATGAGTCCTCTAAGGGCAGAGAATAAGGACATAATCAATGAAAGGGTAAAACATAGGGAATACTGGAGACCCTTTGCTGGAGTCATCCTAGAGGAGGCAGTAGGAGATTATTTCTTAGAAGGATATGATACTCCTTATATGCTATTCTCTCAGCATTCTACAACTCATGAGATACCTGCTATTACACATGAGGATAAGTCATGTAGAATACAGACAGTTAATGATGAATTAAATCCTAAACTGTGTCAGTTGCTTCGTAAGTTTGAACAACCTGTCCTTCTTAATACATCTTTTAATGATAATGGAGAACCTATTGTAGAAACACCAGAAGATGCTATAATAGGGTTTAGAAAAATGGACATGGATCTATTGGTCATTGGTAATTATTTGTTATGGAACTAAAGCATTGGTTAAATTCTATTAACTTCAGCAAAGAAGTTCCTGAGGATCCCGATGAGATTAAATCTTATGTACCTTTTGTTGTGAATAAGTGTTTGTCTGGACAGATTGATTCTATTTTATTTGCTAATGAGATGAATATGAATCATCATTTAGATAAACAACTACAGTATGATTTCTATTTACATTCTCTTAGAAAAAGAAAAAGGTTTTCTCCGTGGATGAAAAAGGAGAAGGTAGAGGATCTCCTAGCAGTCAAAAAGTACTATAAGTATAGCACTGAGAAAGCTGAAGCAGCATTGAGGATTCTTACTAAGGAGCAGATAAAATTTATTAAAGAAAGACAGAATACTGGGGGTATGGTATGAAGATTCTTAGTATTGATTTAGATTTTATATCTGGACCTGCTATACTTCATAACGATAATAAACTCCGTGAACTACAATCACAAGATGATATGGATGGCACGGATATGTGGCCAGTCCCTAAGTGGTGGGAGTTATTTAATCTATATCCAGGACAGTTCTCTCATGAATTAGATATAGAGAACTATCATTATTGTCTGAGAGCATTCTTAAGAGCATTAAAGAATTGTGATGATGTTCATTTTGGATATGATCACGATAATATTTTGTATGGTTTAGAAGGTCATACTGATATAGAAATTGTTAATATAGATCATCATGACGATATTTTCTCAGGAAACTTTGGACATCCTGAGGATGAGATAGGTGCTCTTGATACATTTGATAGAGTCATGGAAGGTAACTGGGGTATGTGGTTACAGACTAAAGGTAGGTTAAAATCTTTTACATGGATAGGTAATTCAGATAGTCATAACTTAGTTCATGTTCCTTTTGCAGAAAAATATATTAACAATTTTAGATTCTGTACTAGAGAACAATATGAATTTGTTTCTGATTGTAAGTTCGATCAGATCTTTGTATGTCAGTCACCAGGATATGTGCCACCTTTACACTGGCACATGATAGGTACATTTATGACAGTCTATGAGGAGATGACTGGTAAGAAGGTTGACTTAAAGCAGTATAATAGAAAGTATGAGATGGAGAAGTATTATGCACAGGTGACTGAGTATATTACTAAAGGGAAAAAATCATTTGATAAATAAGTTTACGATCTAATGATTAAGACGATGAGTGTTGTGACTGAACAAACTGTGGACTGGTCTGCCGATAAGATGGTAGAGGTCTCACTAGGTGAACCCGATGATTTCTTGAAGGTGAGGGAGACACTAACCCGTATAGGTGTGGCATCCCGTAAAGAGAAGAAATTATATCAATCTTGCCACATCCTACATAAGCAGGGAAGATATTTTATAGTTCATTTTAAAGAACTATTTGCCCTAGATGGAAAAAGAGCTAACCTTACTGCTAACGATGTTCAGCGTAGGAACCGTATTTCTCAGCTTCTTGCTGATTGGGGTCTCATAAAGATTTTAAATGCGGATATGATTCAGGACATTGCTCCTCTGAATCAAATTAAAGTATTATCTTACAAGGATAAAGGTGACTGGATCCTTGAAACCAAGTATAATATAGGAAGGAAAAAAACGGAGGAAGAATCCTGAAGAAATTTATTTTTGATGTTGATGGGACTCTGACACCTGCTAGAAAAACCATTGAACCTGAGTTCTTACATTTCTTTTATGAGTTTTCAACTTGTAATGATGTATACTTAGTCACTGGTAGTGATAGGGAAAAAACTATTGAGCAGGTTACCCCAGGAATATACAACAAAGCTAAGAGAGTTTATAACTGCTCTGGTTCTGATGTATATGAAGGGGATCTTAGTGTCTATAGAGATGACTGGGAGTTACCTAAGGATGTTCAGAACCATTTGGAGAATGAATTACTATTCAGTAAGTTCCCTGTCCGTAATGGTGAGCATATTGAGAGAAGGCCAGGAGGAGTTAACTTTAGTATTCTAGGTAGAGGTCTTACATGTTTTGTTGAGAGAGAAGAGTATGTAAAGTGGGATCAAAGAACGAATGAAAGGAAAGAAATTGCCAGAAGACTTAAGTTAAAGTTTCCAGAATTAGAGGTTAATATAGGAGGACAGACTGGTTTAGATTTAGGAGCACCAGGTTGTAATAAGAGTCAGATCTTAAGAGATTTTAGGTTAGGTGAGGAGTTGTATTTCTTTGGTGATATGATGGAAGAAGGCCAGAATGATTATGCTTTAGCAAAAGCAGTACAGGATAGGGGCGGTAAAGCGTACCAAGTTAAAGATCATACGGATACCAGAACTATTTTAGAGGGTATTTACGAAAGACAAAATAATAGATCCGTGGTTAAATAGTAGTGTGATGCCGAAAGGGTCACACAATTCACACTCGCTTTTAAAGGAGGCCATTATGTCTAACATACAAAGATTTCATGCTGAAAGCTTGCCTGATCTTATGGACAAGATCACCAAGAATAGCATAGGACTCGACAATTATTTTGATCGATTCTTCGATTTACAAACCAGTTCTAATTATCCACCTTACAATCTAATTAATGTAAGTAACACTGAGTCTAGACTAGAGATTGCTCTAGCAGGATTCAAAAAGGATGAGGTTAAAGTCTACACAGAATATGGTAAACTCGTTGTAGAGAGTAAGAAGGAAGACAAGGAAGAAGTTAATTACAGTCATAGAGGGATTGCACAAAGATCCTTTAATAGAGCATGGACTATCTCTGATGACACTGTTGTCAAAGAAGTTAACTTTGAGGATGGACTACTAACTGTTACACTCGGTAAGGTTGTCCCAGATCATCATCAGCGTAAAGACTGGATCTGATCATGGAGGCGGTAAGGGGACCCCCCTTTACCTGAAATGCATTTCTTTTAAAGAGGGGAAGGGAGGTTTACACCTCCCTTTCTTTATGCTATAATAACTCCGTTGGACGCAACACAGGGAGTGACTGAATAAACTTACTGGCATATAGCTGGT